ATGAACAAACAAGCTATTTTAGGAATCGTTCGTCACATCCTCACCTTCGGTGGTGGCTTTATGACACAGAACGGACTAGCTTCTGGCGAGGAAGTAACTACAGGTGTATCAGCCGCAGTTACTTTGATCGGAGTAATCTGGTCTGTCCTCTCTAAGAAGAAGTGAGGTACTTCTTCAGGATAATAGTATTAGCGTTAGAGGCTTACGTAAACTATACTAAGCTTAAACAACGTAGGTACATATATGATCTCGAAGATGAAATTGATAAGCTCGCTGCTATTGGTACTCCTGCTGCCAAGCTGCAAATTGAAAGACTTAGTGGGAGACTCCAGCTTGAACGAAAGCGCCATATATGACCCGCCCACTATTACCCTCATAAAAGGGTACGATTATCCCTTTACAGAAGGCAATCTTATGGGTCGTGGGCAGAAGTTCCATAGTGATTTTTCGTACAGGCGTGCTATAATAATAGGAGATGATAGCACTTTGCGTAGGACACAGCCGACAAAATGATTCAGGAGCCTCTTCAGTGGATGGCACCACGGAATATGATTATAACTGTGACCTGGCTGAACGCATAACTAAGCACACACGCTTAGATACTAGAATTTATAGCGCTTACCAAGGCAATGGGTACACCAGCGCCATGAGATGGTTGGCCCGAAAGCTTAAAAGCGACGGGGTTGAATACGCCGTTGAGTTACATTTTAATGCTGCAACACCTAAAGCAACCGGCCACGAATGGCTGTACTGGCATTCAAGTGAACGGGGGAGGCTTTTAGCTCGGTCTCTGCGGGACTCTATGGAGGATTCTTTTCCTGAATTCACTAGCAGAGGCATTAAAGGTAGGATGCGGGGCAGTCGCGGCGCGAGTTATTTACGCCTAACTCACTGCCCAGCAGTTATAGCAGAACCTTTTTTCGGGACATGCGAAGACCCCGACTGGTTGTTAGCGACTCAGCACAAGGAGGGGATTGCCCGTTCTATAGCTGGAGGATTAGAACTCTATAAAGATATAGCTTCCCAATGGATATAACACTCCCTAAATCTATAACTGTTGCCGGAAGTAAAATTAAGGTGGAAGTAACATCCTTTAAGGGGAGTAATTGCGACGACTTTGGGGAGTACTTACATGACGACCGCCTTATACGTATAAACAACAAACTAAATAACAGGGATATTATAAACACGTTGCGCCATGAAATGATGGAAGCTGCTTTATTAATTAGTGGCGTAGGTTTCAGTGAACGCTACGAACAAGAGGCTGTGGTGCGCTGCATGGAGGATATATTTTTCCCTGCGTGGGGGCGTGTGCTACTTAAAATTGATATTGATTTAGGCGATGAGTAATTTTGACCCATTAAAAAAAGATATTGAAGACCCATTCAATAAATCAGAACAGAGCTACCCCAGTAGGGCGGACATCCTGGGAGGTAAAGACATAGGTGATGACGATAATCCTGATCATTATTTTGATTATATAAGTAGTTCCGAAGGGCTCCATTTAAAAAAATATTTTGATAAGCGCGGCTGGTCTATCGGGTACGGTCATTTTTTACGTGAAGGTGAGAACTTTGATAAGGGCATTTCTGAAGAAAAAGCCATGGAGCTTTATCGTAGTGACACAATGGAAAAGTTAAACTACGTAAAAAAGGATATGGGTAAAAAAGAATGGGATCGCTTACCCAGAAAAGTCAAAGGGGCTTTAGTAGACCTTGATTATAGAGGGGACTATAGAGGTTCCACTAACTTTAAGAGATTATTTAAAGAGGGTAAATATATCGAGGCCGCTACAGAGTTAGAGGACCATGAGGAGGCGCGGCAAAACAAGGGTATTGCCAAACGCATAGCGAGGAACGCTGATGTTATACGAACCTTCGGTATTAACCTTAAAGATTATAACGAACAACTAGATAAAGAAGCCCCTAAAGAACCCTTTAGTGACTTCTTAAATGTGGTTGAGCGACAATTAGGATCTAAATAGCACACGATGCCCCCAAAAAAGAGAAAGCGATTCCGATACGAAAAAGGAGTCGCCGTTTACGATACTATTAGTGATGATATAGCGTTGGCGCATGAGCGCACATGCAAAATGGGTGTTTTATCAAATTCCTACACCCATGGAGTAGGGCGCATGACGGGTTTTCTTGGGGAAATAGCCGTAAATTTATATCTACATAGGAGTAAGTACGTAGGAAGTGCGGAGCATTCGTTCGACCTTTTATATAAGAAGAAGCGTATTGAGATAAAAAGCAAGACATGCGGGGGCTTGCCGGAGCCTCATTATAATGCATTTGTTAATAGTAAAAAAGATGCCGAACACGATAATGATGTGTACTTTTTTACTCGCGTTCGTAGAGACTTACAGCGTGTGTATTTAGTAGGGTGGTTACCTACGGAAGTGCTTTTTAAAAAGGCTACCTTTTTTCATAGGGGGGATAAAGATGAAACAGGGTTTCAGTTCAAGTCCTCTGGGTACGTAGTAGCTATTAAAACACTACGGCCCCCAAAGGAACTTAAATAGATTAGTAAGGGCTTTTAGCTTCTTCGGGGGTGTTTATATAAATTGGGTACCCTTTGCCACCAGCACCCGCAACATTAAACCAAAAGAATTCTTTAGCGTCTTCGTGGGACATTTCTTCAGCTAGTATGTTTATACACCTCTCTATAGAGTACACTGCCTTTGGGGGTTCTTCCTCGGTAATAACCCCTAGAAATGCGCCGTCCATATTATCTGCTACGATAACGTCCTCTTCCAAATCTAGCTCTCTTATATAAGCGGCTATTTCTTTTCTAGTCATATATTTATTTAGGTGTCTTCGCTGATGAGTTTAACGCTGTTATACTATCTATGTCAAAGGATTCATCTAAGTCTATTTCCCATATTTTACCACCGCCAAATCCCGCGCTTTTAACGGGTCTTAGCTTCTTATTAGATTTACTGGACTCCTCTAAGATTAACATACCACGACGCACAAATTCAAGATTACCCGACATGCCTACATGGCGCCCCCCATTAAACTCGTGTATAGCTACTTGTAACTCAGTTAAAGTTCCCCTCCACATAGGCGTAGAAAAATAATCTCGTGCTCTTTTAGCAAAAAACTCTACTAATTCCGCTATGGTAGACCTACTTGAGTTGTCGTACGCCGCAGAGGCTATTGTTTCATCTATATACGACTTTATACCAAACCTGGAGGAGCCTTTGATCTTTGATGGTATGGCCCATTCTAACAACCAGCGAGCAAAGTGAGGGAGCTCCTTCTTTATAATATCTTCTAGATCTACGTTTGGCGGAAACTTATTAGTGGCTTTTTTACTTATACGTAAGGCTAATATTTTGTCCTTATTTGATGTGTCCAGTGCTGGAATAACACTCAATGAGTTAGCATCCATATTTAAACTCATAACCACTCTACCTGTCCACGGAACACTTACAGGATCTACATACTTTGCATGGTATTCGATGCGTGGATTGGCTACACACTTTTTAATTAGCTCGGTTGCTTTCCTTTGATCTTGGAAGCTTGCGGCGCTTGTTGTGTCGTCTATAACCCACGTAGCTTTTCCTGCGAGGTCTTTATTAAATGGGGTGTGCCCCGATAGGTACTCTGAAGCATCGGCAAAACCCCCAACGAGGGCGGCTATAACTCGGTTACTTAACAATGACTTTCCTCTGTTAGTTAAACCAACTAGGAGTAACGCCTGACCTTGCGCGGGTTCTTTGTTCAGTACTGCGGTGTAAAATATCTTTAACCACGCAAAAAAGTAATCTATAGATATAACGTTCTTACTGTTAGCAAATAGCTGATGTAACCATTCGTGCAAGAAAGGCCAGTTGGATATGTCACCGTCGTCATCAGGAAGAACCGGACTTATATTGGAGTTGTTTAATATCCTATGCGAGTTGTACTCTACAATTCTGTCCTCTGAGAAAAGGCAGGGGGCAATTTCATCCACCCTGTTTTCGTTGCAGATAGAGAGCTTCGCGGCCTCCACTTCTGATAACGCCTGCCCTTTGTTACGGCCATCGGAGAATCCTGCTTTGCGTAGTTCCAATATGACTTGCGTTTCTTGAACTTGCCTGACTGCGCCATGTATAATTTTATAGTAGTTCTTTCCGTTATGCCAGTACTGATCTAGCAAGTTACCCATTTTTTTAGTTTCAAACGCCTCCACAAATTTAGGCCCAAATATTTCACGCCACGTTACAAACCCCTTACCTGCTCTGTCGCTGTAGCATATTATACCGTCTGAAGCTATTTGACCACCTTCCCTGTCAATACCGTCGTCTATCCAAAACAATTGAACTCTTTCACCTACCTCAAAGCTTTTCGTACACCTCCCTGGAAACCTCTTTTCTACTTCTTTAGCCACTACCTCTATTGGTATGTTAGTCTCTGAAGTTGAAGGGGAACTTGTAGCCGCCGCCTTTAGTAAGGCCGTTCTGTAAAAGGAAGGGGGTAAAGAGTCTCCCATTTTATTCCAGTCCTCACCTAACTCAAAGTACTGTGTAGGTTTTAAGGACGACTTATCAAACCCCGCAAATATACGCTCAAGGCCAAGTTTAACTGATATCTGCCTCATGAATGCATTAAACATATCAGGAGATATAGGGAGTGGTGTTTCAAATTCCCACACAAGCCTAATGTACCCAGACTGAGTTCGGTTATACCAAGTGGGAAGGTGTCCTTTACACTGTGTTTTTATTAGCTTCTCAACTATGTCCCAGTCAACAGGGGCATCAAAATCGGCAACAATGGCTGTTATTTTATTTGGGGGGTTCTCACTAGTTACTCTTGCCGAAGGGTTATCACCTTCTACTCCACTATAAAAAGCGTGGTTGGTATCGCTGTCAGCACACCAAGCTCTAAACTCTGCTTTGCTTTTGAATGGGGGCTTTGCCTTGTTTAACTTGGAAAGGTCTTTTATTTTAACGGCCTTCTTGTCTTTTAGATTCTTTAATACTCTATACATTATTTTTCATACCTTTCTACTATTTTACCTTCTGCGGCTAGGGGTAAGTCCGCAATCCAATCTGGTGCTTGGGACATAGCGGCAAGCACTTTACCCAATATTTCTTCTGCGTCATCTTTTTTTGCTTCTATGACGACTTCGTCATGTACGTGCATGATTGTATTTAAACCTAACCCTTCCAAACGGATTAATATTTCACTGAAGACATCCCTCGCTAGGGCTTGGGATACGTTTTCTGCTAAAAGCCCTCCATATACTTTAACTGGTATTTTTTTAGACCCTTTAGTTAGCATAGCTACGTAGCTACGCCTCCCGTTCTGCATGACTGATTTTACCTTGCCATAGTTAAGGGACCTGCCTGACGGTAGGTCTAATACAAAATCACTGCATGTATTGTAGGATACATAAAGTTTGCGACTCAAGTGATTCCAGAAACGGACCACTTTCTGCATTCTTGTTCTATATAACTTAACCGCTTTTTCAGCTTCCTCTATAGGGGTGTCCGCTATCAAGGCAAATCGCTTAGCGCTTGCCCCGTAACCGCATCCAAGAACCATCGTTTTTGCCAAGTGGCGTAGTTTAGGTTCTTTGTCTTTTAAGACTCCCATGCTTGGATCCCATAAACCAAATCGTATAGCAAATGTTTCGTATATATCGTCACTCCCCCTTATATCATCAAGGGCCTCGGAATCATCAGCCAGCCAGCATAAAGTACGGACCTCGATTTGTGAAAGGTCCACTACAACTAAACATTTATCTCCTTCTGGAGCTATTAGGTTACGGAGATTAACTCCAAACATGTCTCCTCTAGGTAAGTTTTGTAGATTCAGGTTCCCGCCCGACCCACTAAACCTTCCGGTGTGGGCTCCAAAATACATTATACCTCCGTAATATCTACCATCACTCATTGTGGCATAAGAGAAGGACTCCAACTTTCTTTTTAATGCGTTGATTCTTCTGAAGTCCCTCACAGCCCCAATCCATGTATATTTTTTACCGTGCTTTTGAATCCATTTGTTAGCGTCTTCATCAGTAAGTGCCAAGCTGTGAGGAGGCTCAAGACCCAGCCTGCGGCACTCATTGTTAAATGCTTTTCTTGATAACGTGGGTGCTTGGCCAATCCAGGGTATTGAATTCTCAGCATCAAATAACAACTTAGCTATATCCTCTTGCTGTTTCTTTAGCAGTTCTGTGTCCATCGGAATGCCCCGCTGTACACACAATCGGTTTATTCTGCTTATTTCTCTTTCTCTTTCCGGCCATCTACTTTCTAATTCTTGCCATAACCTTAAACAAAGTTCTGAGTCTTTAAGTGCGTAGTCATCAACCTCCTTTCTGAATTCGTCTGACATAGACTCCCATCTTTTGCCCATCATGCTATCACGGGTTTCCTTGGAGATTTCTAAGTCGAATACCTCCCCAGTCGATCCTTTAAGTGACCTAGGTAAGCCACAAAAGGCGGCTAGATCGGCTGTGCAATGCCATTCCTTCCAGTTAAAATCAGCCCACCATTCTTTAGACACCCCATAAATAAATAACGTTTCGTCAAAAGAGGCGTTATGACTCAGTATTACCCCTCCATCTAATTTTCCCCATTCAAACTCACGCGGATCCCCTACGAAATTAGTGCCTTCATCACCGACGACGGATACCCTATACGCGTCGAAGTCGGGGTGGGAGAAATAACCCAAGGTCCCTAATGTTTTTATAGAGCATGTCTTATCATAGTAGGTCTCGAAGTCTACAGCAAAAGTATTCATATGTGTTGTTATTGTAATTGTGCATAGTTGTCCGCATTTTTAATGTGACCCTCCCACGTGACAAAACATGCACGAAAAGTACGTGGGAGGGTCTCCCCCAATCCCGAATCGGGAATTTTTGATTACCTAAGTAGACTCACTTAGGTCTAGGTCCATTTGGTCATCTATGAATTCTCCTAGATGATCCATAACAATTTTTAATCTCTCCTTTTTCTCTAGAAGAAGATTTATATTGCTGTCCAACTCCTCTACAAGATCGCGCATCACAGCGCACTCTTCAGATATAACAGATTTGGAATCCAGCACGTCTATGCTTTCAGTTGTGTCAGCCATAAAATTAAACAGTTAAACGTGAGATAAATGTTTTAACTTCATCGCTTGGAGAGTTCTTAGTTATGGATAACGATGGGGCAAACCAAGAGTATTTACCCTTAGTCATAACCTCACCTTTTAGTGTCCACAACCTATGACCTACTGGTAGGTCGGCATTGAAGAGTGAGAACGTGGCTAACCTTTTATAGGTCATTCTGTACGCGTCCTTTGCAACGTTAACTCTGCCTAATGCAAAGTGCTCGTCCCCAATTGGGTAAGGATAAATAGCTTCATCTACTCCTTCTTTGTCCGGTTTTGGAATAAGTAGGGTTATTTCGGCAAACTCAATAGTTCCATATTCACTTTCGGCCTCGATAGCCGCTTTCTCCTCTTCCGTTGAAGCTATACGTGGCATTTCATCACTCTCGTATGGGATGTTTTCACGCCAGCTCTTTACGGCATTAACCACAACAACTTCTGCGGTTTCCCCTGCTTCAAGTAGTTCGTGCTGTTGGTCCAGCACAAAGGAGCCGACGGCACCTTCGATTGTACTAGATTTTTGAATCAGATTTATTTTACTGATTTCTATATCACTAGCTGAAATAACCAACTGTGGTGTTTCAGTTTCTGCTTTTTTAATTTCCTGCTTCTTGGCTTCAACGATTGCTGTTTTTGGCATATCCTTTATTTATTTATTTTTTAAGTTTATATTTTATTTTTTGTAAAATGTAATTTTAGGGGCGTGTTCAATGACCACAGAAATAATAAGAAAACGCGGCTTCCGTAGCTCTCCTACGGCTAGTATTCACCCCTAAAATTAATACACAATACAATAACAATGAAATGCTAAGACAAGGTATACCTCGTCTCAGACTTTTTGACAATAGACGCTTCTTCTACAGCGTCAAGAAAATCTTTGGACTTTTGACCCTTCTCCCCATCAGGCGCAGTTTTGCCTACCGCATCAGCTAACTTTTTAAGCGGTATAGACGCGACATCTAATACGTCTTCTGTGGATAGATCAAAATCGTCAGCAATTTTTATAAGCTCTGTGTTGTTGGTACATTTTCGGGAAGACCCCATTGAGCGCAACCTGAGAGTAGGAAATTCAACTCCTTCTTTAGCTTTGGCTATTGCCTTACTCCTTATTTGTGTAGCCCAGTTAGATACAATTTTAGCTACCGCATATAATTGTTCCAACACTTCGGGGTCGTCTGGGTCATTTATATCCGCAGTCATAGGTATCGTTTTGGAAATCCGCGAAACAACTTCAACAGCCATACCGCCAAGTGCGGGGCAGTGTTCTTCGTGCCTACAGAACCTACAATTTACGGTAGGGCTAAGCTCATCTATATCGGGCTGGCCACCATCTTTCCATTTAG